AACGCCGTTACCTTCATGAGCCCCCGCACGCAGAAGTGCAACCCTTCCTACGGCGAGCTTGGGATGGGCTCGCCGGGAAGGATTACCCTTCTGCCGATTATCCACGTCAGTAACGGTATTGTTGACAAGCCTGCTTGGGGATGACTCCCAAACAGCATGATCAGTCTGAGGGCTTTGCCGAACTACTCGAAATCGCCGGTGCCCTCCTGAACTGGAACGGCCATGCCTTTACGGCCCTGATCCGCTCACTTCAGCCGAAAGCGGAGGGCTTCGACCTCACCCCGGGTGACGATAATGCTGTGGGTGTTCGGGGTTTCATCTCGGGGTTTCCTGATGGGCTGCCCGTGGTCGGAGATGGCTTCGAGGATGAGCAGGGCAGTCGTTACCGGGTGACGCGCATCGTCCGCACTCCGGGTGATCTGACCGTGAACTTCGAGTGCGAGGTGACCTATACATGAACGAGCACGAAGAAATTTTCACCCGCCTGCGGGAGATCGAAAAGCGCCTGACGGTGCTGGAGGTGACACTGTGGGGGCAGACCGGCGAGAACGGCCTGCGCTCGGACATCCGCGATCTCAAATCGAAAATGGATATGCTCTTGAAATTCTTCTGGGTGACGACGGCCATCCCGCCGTTGGTGGTGGCCATGCTCGGGGTGCTCCGGTTCCTCGGAAAGCTGTGAGCTTTTGACACCACGCCAGCGGCATGAACAAAGCACTTCTCTTCATCACGTTCGCCGCATGCGCCTTTACAATGGGCGCTTGCGTATTTATGACCGGAGCCTGCACCAGCGCTCAAATCTCCGAGCGCGTCACCCGTGACGAGTTGCACGCCTTCGTGGAAGACGCCAAGGCGCAGTATGGCGACAACGAACGCGACTGGCCCATCGAGGTCCGCGCCGAGTTTGTCAGCCTGTCCACCCGTTACTTCGAGGGGCGCTGATGGCCGAGGCGGCGTCCAGTCGGTCCCTGCGGCAGTTCGACCGGGCCTTGCGCGAGTACCTGCGGTACAATCAGCGCGAGGCCGGTCCCCTGATCGAGAACCGGGCCAAGAAGGTGCAGTGGGAACTGTACCGGCAGTTCAAGGCTATCGCCCCGACCCGGGACAAGATCGAGCAGGAAGCCGCCGCCCGGGGCTACGCCATTCGCCGCCGTAAGGGCGCGGACGGCAAGTCGCTCTCCGTGAAACAGGAACTGGCCCTGCGCAAGCGGTCGATCCGCTACCTGTCGGTCAGCTACCTCTTCCGCGCCTGGCGGGCGAACCGCGACGGCCAGAACGCCCGCCACAGCGCCACCACTCGGCGCAATCGCAAGATCGGTGAAGCGTTGATCCGCACGGCCAAGGGCCAGCGTCACCCCTCCGTGCGCATCAGCAGTTTTCTCGAAGGGGTGATGGTCCAGAACCGTCAGCGCGGTCTCGTGGACAAGGCGCTCCGCGCTCAGGCCACTGACATGAAAACCTACATCCGGCGCAAACAGCAAGAAGCTCTCAAGCGGACCGTTGTCCGCATTTTAGCATGAAGCTCTCCGAAGTCATTCCCGCCGTCACGGCGCAACTGCGCACCGATGCGTTCCTGGCCGAGTTGGAAATCATCGCCAACATTTCCGCCGACCACAATCGGCGTTTGGAGTCGGCCTTGAAGGAAAAAGGACTCTGCCTCGTACTGGTGCAGTCCTCCGGTTCCGCGCCGAAGGCCGACAGTGCCCGGTTGCTGCTGCACAATGAGGTGGTGGTGTCCGTCTTGGAAAATCCCACCCAGAACAAGACCGGCGAGAACGCCCTGCAAGTGGCCGAACGGGTGTTGGAGGCACTGCATCAGGCCAGTTGGGCGAGCGAGCGCGGGCTACGCCACGTCCTTCAGGTTGACACGCCCGCCTACGAAGCCGGTCCGCTCGACAGCGGCCTCATCCTATACTTCTGCAATTTTCAGGTCAAAACCCTCCAGCCCTAAGCCCATGCCCAACCCGAATCTTCTCCTCATTGGCAGCGGTGACTTCTCGCTCGTCACCGGACTCACGGCGGCTCCGGCCAACGAAGCCGAGTATGACGACGCCAATGCGATGTTCGGCAACGTCAAGACCTTCTCCTTTCAGAATCAGGCCGAGACGAAGGATCACTTCGGTTCCTACCGGAGCGTAAAGATTCTTGACCGTGTATTCACGACGCAACTACGCCTCGGCTATCTTCTCCAGTTGGAAGAGGTCGATGACCGGGCGGTGGAAGCGCTCTTCTACGGCGTGTCCGGTGAGTTGACCGGAACCGATCCTGATTACCGGAAGATCAACCCGCTTCAGCGTCCGCAGAGTTTGAGCGGCTTTGCCCGTCTGCGCGTGTGGGATGATAAACACGCCCAGAGCCCGCGATTAGTCCATAAGGATTTTTGGTGCAACGTACGGCTGAACAACCAGCCCGAAGTGGGCGACGAGTGGTTCGGCTACGAAATGAAAGTCGATGTGCTCTCGCCGGTGGGCACCGTCTTTTTGCGAAAGGACTCTTGATTTATGAGTGAATTGAACGAGTTGTTCGGCCCGGCCATGTCCTTGCCCGCCAGCGCCCCGCACCCGCTAAACGAAATGGTGGACAGCATCGCCTCGTTTCCCGCAGGCGAGCGCGTTCCCAACATGCGCGTCTGGTGCGATCCTGCCATGACTTACATTTACTTCGACGGCCTCAAGGCCAGAGAACTGCACGTTGAAAATCTCGTGTATTTGCGCAGCATCAGTCTCTACGGCTGCCCGCTGGAGCGGTTTCCTTCCATCACACATCTGACCGAGATGGTCTCTCTGGAGTTCTATTACGGATGTAAGTTTCATCTCATCCCCGACTTGAGCCCGCTGACAAAGCTGACCGGGCTGATGGTAGAGGAAGGCGAACTGGATGACGTGACTGGCATCCAGAATCTGTCCACGCTGCGAAACCTGAGCCTGATATACAATCATCTTACACAGCTTCCGCCGCTGGAAAATCTTACCGCCTTGGAAAGCTTGTCTTTGGGCAACAACCAATTGACGGCCTTGCCCGACTTGAGTGCGTTGATTCTTTTGGAGCAGCTAAGCTGCGAGGGCAATCAACTGACCGCGTTGCCTGCGCTGAATCACCTCACAGCCTTGGCCAATTTATACTGCCAGAACAATCAGCTCACAGAACTGCCGGAGCTGGTCGGATTGACGGCTCTGAAATACCTTTACTGCAATGACAATCAATTCACCGCGTTGCCTGCACTGACCGGGTTGGGTGAGCTTTATTACCTGGTTTGCAACGACAACTTGCTGCCGCAGTTGCCGGACTTAACCGGTCTGACCAAGCTGCGCTACGTCAAGGCGCACAACAATCAACTTACCGCCGAGGCCATCGACAGTGCTTTGATTCAACTGGCGGGCTCCACCACGGCCAGCAACGGTCAGTTCAATTACTCCGGCAATCCGGGCTCGGCCAATAACCTGCGCTCCACCGAAGCCGCCGCCGCCAAAACCACCCTCACCGGCAAAGGCTGGACCATCACCGTTTAGGTCCGGCTGGACCAGCAATGAAAAATATGATCGAAATCATCCAGGAAAACGACCTCACGTTTCACCGCGCCAGCGCTCCCGCGAACGGGGCTACCGTTTGGCGCTGCATCCACGACGGCCAGCGTGTGCTCAGCGCGTTTGAGACCGACGGCGAAACCGACTCGGTTCACGAGATCGTGGATTTTGACACCAAGGAAGAGTTGGAGGCGGGCATTGTTGCCCTCGGCCTCGACAACCCGGTCGATGAATACGACCCCGAACAAGCAGCCCAATATGAACGCGAACAACGCCATCATCAGCGGGGGAATTGACCTCGCCGTCCACACCAACGCCGGAGCCGAGGAAACGGTTACCGTCCGGCTTTTGAAGATTCGCGAGTTTCCCGACTACCTGCGTCTGGTCGATCAGGAGGAACGCCTCGCGGAATTCCTCTGCGATAAATCGGAAGGCTGGGCAGAGACGTTGACGGTTGATTCGCTCCTCGACATCTGCGAACAGGGCCACGGGATAAATTTCAAGAATGCCTGCCGTTGGGGAGAGCGGCGGGCGCAGGTCAACGAAGCGCTGCTTCCCATCGCCGCCAGCGGGCAGAAGGTGCGGTCGGTCTTGCCGAGTTGTGCAGTGAATGCGCCTGCATCCTCGGAAAAGGCGTAGCCGAAGTCGCCGCCACGCTGTCCTTGCCGGAACTGCTCTTATTGATAAAGCAGGATCAAAAGCGACGGATGGAATCCCTGCGCTGGGATACCCAGTCACGCGCCCTGGCCGCATCCGCCATCTGGAGCAAACCCGCCGCGCAGGCCCTCGGACGCTTTGAGCGCTCGCTTACCGCTAATCGTCGTCATTCCGATGCCGAATCACCCCAAAAGCTATCCAGGCTCTATGGGAACGCTGGGATTCCGGTTGAACTGAGCTGAGTCCGAACTTTACTTTTCTCTGACTTTGGTGCAGATTCCAAGCATGACCTCAACAGCCGCCCGCATTGCTGATGAAGCATTGTCCCTACCCGAGGAAGATCGCCTCGGGGTGTTCCTGCGGATTGCCTCAAGCCTGCCCGGTGACAAATCCCAATGGGCCGAAAGCGCCCGCCGTGCCGAAGAAATGCGCACGGGGAAAGTCACCCCGATGAACGACGATGAGTTCGAGGGCAAAATGGGGGCTCTTAAAGCGTCGTTTCGGAAGCAGGCCTGATGGCTCTGATAATCGAGTATCACCCGCTCTTTTGGGCGGATATTGAGGAACAGGCCCAGTATCTTGAGCAAGAGGCGGAATTGGGTGAGGTTTTTCTCGAAAAGGTAGAGGACGCCATTGCCGCAGTCAAAGAGGCTCCGTTGCATTACTCCGTCTTGTATGGGAACACGCGACATGTCATCCTCGAAAAATTCCGCCGCCACATCATTCATTACGAGTATTTTGAGCGGGAGGGGCTGATCCGTTTCTATGGGTTGTTTCATGGATCGGAAAACCCGATCAAGTGGGTGAAGCGACTTTAGCCGGTTGACATGCAGTCGGTCAGTAAATGGCCGATTCCCGCGTCAGTGTCCTGATCGACATCCGCTCCAAGCTCGCCGGGCTGGAGCAGGCCACAGCGGGCTTCGGTAAGTTGATCAAGGGCGTGGCGGGGTTCGCCGCCGCTTACCTCTCGGCCCGCACGGTCATCAACGGTGCCCGTGACATCATCAAGCTGGGCGCGGACATGGATCACCTGCATAGCCAGACGGGGGTGGCGGTCAAAGACCTGATCATCCTGCGCCAAGCCTTCGAGGATAACGGCATCAGCGCGGACAATTCCCGGCTGGCTATCAACAAAATGCAGAAGTCGCTCGTGGAGGCGTCCGAGGGCTTGCAGGAGCCGGTCAAAGCCTTTGATGCGCTCGGTCTCTCCTATGAAGAACTGTTGGAAAAAAGCCCCGTTGAGCAGTTCAGCGAGATTGGCAACGCCATCCGCGCTATCGAAGACCCGGCGGAACGCTCGGCGGTGGCCATGCGCATTTTCGGACGGGCCGGGGCCGAACTTCAGAGCCTGTTCGTTTCCGGCGACATCGACGATGTGGCCCGTTCGCTCGGGGCCATGCCCGGGGTGATGGAGCGCAACGCCCGGCAGTTTGAGCGCATCGACACCCTGATGGGCCGCATCCCCAATAAGTCGCGCCAACTCTTCGCCGGGATCGGGGACATGCTGGCCGACGAACTGCTCGGCCCGCTGGAAGCGCTCAACTCGATTGACCTGACGGCGGCGGGCCAGCGCATCGGGGGCTTTCTTGACCTGGCTCTGGAATCGTTTCGCGACGGCACCTTTGCGCGGTTTATCGGCCTGTCCATCGAAGCGGGCTTTGAGCAGGGGACGGCGGCGGCCCAGCGCATGATCGACGACGTGCTGTCGTGGCTGGGTGAGGATGGCGAAGGCTGGAAGGTGGTGCTCAACGGCGTCATGACCTTCGGCACGAAAGCGGCCACCAGTTTGATCGACTTGCTGGAAACGCCCGTCGTCTGGCTCTCGGCGGGGTTTAGGAAAATCGGCTCGGAGGCTCGGGTGATTTTTGAGGAAGCGGTCAATCTGCTGGGCCAAGCCTTTTCCGCTGTGCTAAACGCGATTACGGCTGGATTTGAAGAACTGCTCAACGGCGTGATCGAACGGGTCAACGCCATCACCGCCGCTCTGCCGTTCACGGACGGCACGCAGATCGGGACGGTCAGTTTTGGCCGTGTCGATTGGGGGCGGGGAGCCCCCGCTGGCAATCAGGTAAAAAGCTTCGACGAACTTTTGGCCGAGCAGCGCGAGGGCGTGGCGGAACTTTCCGACCTGATCCGCGACCAGTTGAACGCCAACCTCGACGCCAGCCGGGAGATACTCGGGCTGTCCGCCGATGAATCCGAGCGGGGCCTGACCGCTGCCGAACGTCTGAATGCACTCATCGAGGAGCGCATCGCGCTTCGTGAAAGCCAAACCACACCCGACAGCGTGGAATCGGCCACTTCGCCTACGGAGGAAGTTGCCACGCAGATGGAGGCACTGGAGTCCACCGCGACCAGCACGTTCAGCAACATCAACAGCGCCCTGCAATCGGGTCTGTCCAGCAGCATGGAGGGGTTGATCATGCGCACGCAGACTTGGCAGGGAGCACTCACCAATGTGACGGGCACCATTCGCGGGTCGTTGATTCAGTCCTTTACCCAGATGGCCACCAGTTGGATTGCCGAGCGTTTGCGCATGTTCGTGATGGGCGAATCTTTGAAGCAGGCCGACACCACCAGCACAGTGGCACAGGAAGCGGTCAAACAGACCGCGATGACTCCCACTGCCATGCTCGCATCCATCGGCTCGTGGGGCGCGGCCGCCATCATCGGCGCGGCAGTGCTGACCGCCGTGATGGCTTCGGTCGGTGGCTTTGCCGAGGGCGGTTACACGGGGCTGGGCGGCAAATACGAACCGGCAGGCATCGTTCACCGGGGCGAATTCGTGGTGCCCGCCGATGTGGTCGCCCGTCAGGGACCGGCTTACTTTGACAACCTCGTGGGGCAGTTGCGGGTCAACCGGCCCACACTCCCGAGCCTGCCTCCTGAAAGCTGGTCCAGCCGGACCTTTGCTGAGGGCGGACTGGCCGACACCGTGTCCGCAACGCGCACGCAATCGCAGGCGGGTGGACAGGTCAACATCGCCGTCACCGGCACCCGCAACGACCTGCGCCGCTTCCTCGAAACCGCCGAAGGCGAAGCCGTCGTCCTCGACATCATGAGCCGCAACAAACTCCGACTCGGCATCCCCGGCTAACACCATGCTCCTCGACAACCACACCTTGATTCCTTTCGCTCCGGACTGGTCGTTCGCGCTAAAACACCGGCAGGCACACCGCTCGTCGGTGGCCGAAGGCGTGACCGGGCTTGAGGAACGGGCCGCGTGGTTCACGCAGCCGCGCCGGAGCGGCAATTACACCATTAGCACCGACACCGCCGCCCGGACCTTCGCGGTGGAGGAAACGCTGCGGGCCGCGCAGGAGTCGGCCAAGGCTGCCGTGCCTCGATGGGGGCGGGAGCAGATTGTCGCGCAGGTTTCCGGGCGAATTGTCACCCTTGAACGTGCTGCCGCCAACATGACTGTCGGACAATGGGTGGGGACGACTAGGCCCTTCGGGGACATCACTGCCGCCGCCAAGATTGTTTCCGTCTCTGGCCCCGCGCTCACGCTGGACGAAGCGCTCCCGTGTGAGACAGGCGACATCCTTGTCCCCGTCGATCTGGGCCGTATCGAATCGGTGGATACGGAACTGCTCGGCGGCAGTGGCCGCGCCTTTGAAATCCGCTTCAAGGGTGCGACGCCGCTGGAGGCGATCAGCGCGGAGTTTGTCTTCACCGAGACCGACACGGAAAGCAACTGGCTCTCGATCCTGGCGAACCTCTACTTCCTGTTCTTCATCGACACCTCGGGCAGCATGAACGCCGACGTGCCCAACGTCACCGCTGCCGCCAACGACCTGAAAGTGCTCCTGCGCGACATGATTTACGGGGGCGATCAGGAAAAGGCCGACCACTTCGTGCGTGTGCAGAACTGGTCAAGCGAGCGCTGGCTGGACCGGCTGGCTTATCACGTTTCCGGCGAGGAAGCTGCCCGCTATGTTTCGCTCGCCTTCATCAACGAGGCCCGCAGTGGCTACCACCGGGTGCCCCGCACCCCCGATAATGAACCCACCAATTCGTTCACCACCGATTACAATAACTTTCAGACGGAGTATGCCCGGCGCGAGTTCTCGCGTTGCAAGGTGTATTCGGTCGATCCCACCGAGAGCAGTTGGGAAGACGACAATCAGGCGTTCAACGCTCACCTGGCCGCTGCTGTCACGGGTGCGGAAAACTATGCCGCCCTCGGCCCGGCACTGTCCACGCAGTATGTCCTCTATGAAGTGGGCATCCCCTCGGGTCGTACCGCCCAAACCTACTTGAATGACATTTTTACGCTTCTCGGCCTCCGATGAACTACCTCGACCTTCCCGTTTTTCCGTTGGTGGCCGACTTGAGTGAGTTGGTGCGCCGGACGCTCAACTATGAGCCGGAAGTAACCGACATCGGCTTCGGTTCCCAGCCCGCCATGCCGGTGCAGGCCAGCACGCAGGAGCGTTTGCAAATCGCCACCGTCGCCCCGGACGCCGACGCCCTCGATGCGGTGGAGGCGTTCTTCGCGGCCCGCAGTGGGCGCTTCAAGGCTTTCTGGCTGGCGAGCGGCGCGGAGGACGTGACGGTACTGACTGCGTCGGCGTCGGTCACCGTGTTCATCGAAGCGTCCAGCTTCTCCGACTGGGCGCACCTCAAAGGGAAGCACCTCGCGTTCCGCTCTCTGGACGGACAGTGCTTGTTTCGAAAAGTCCTGCTCGTCGAAGCGACTGCCTTTGCCACCCGCTCACGGCTTACGCTCGATGAAGCCTTGCCCGCGAACGCGGATTGCTGGCAGGTCTCTCGCCTGCTTCTCGTGCGTCTTTCCAGTGACGAGATTGAATACGCCTTCGAGGCCGACAACCACGCCCGCATTCGCTTCACCGGTATCGAGTTGCCCGAGGAATATGCCGCCCCCAACGCGCTCGCTACGCGCCGCCCGGTCTATCTCTACCGCATCACCCGCCGCTATGGCGTGCGCGACATCTATTCGCTGCACCTGACGAGCCACGACACGCCGGTCAACAGCGGCGTCACCTGGCACCCGGTCCCCATCGACCACAGCGGCTTGTCCGTCTCGACCGAGGGTGACACCGACAAGCTGCGCCTCGAACTGTTCGCCTGGGAGGGAAACCCTTTCGAGGACTGGCTCCCCATCCACATCGGCCAGCCCACGGGCGTCGTGCTCAGCCTTGCCCACGTCGATGAAGCGACCGGCCTCGTGCTGGAGGCCCCCGTCATTTTGTTCCGGGGTATCATCGAATCCGTCACTCGGCAGGGCTATATGCTCAAGGCCAAGGCGGTCAGTCCGCTTTCCTACGGGGAGAAGCGTGTCCCTCGCTTCTTCCTTCAAACCCGCTGCAACTACCAACTCTTCGACGGCTCCACCTGCCGCGTGCCCTCGGCCACCTACCGGCTGCCCGGCACCATCGAGGCCATCGACACCGATCCGGGGTCCATCGACTTCGAGTCCGCCTCCCTCGCGGACAAGGCCGCCGACTGGCTGGCGGGCGGCTACCTCGAAATCGGCACCGCCCCGCAGGTCGAAGTCCGCACCATCCGCTATGCTGAAATCCTCTCCGAGACCCGCCACCGGCTCTACCTCAACGCCTCCCTGCGCACCTCGCTAACCGGGGATGCCTGCTTGGCCTGGCCCGGCTGCGACCGCACCCCCGATTGCTGCAAGCAGCGTTTTGACAACTTCGTCAATTACGGTGGCCACCCGTTCATCCCTTACGAAAACCCGACCCTCAAGGCCATGCCGCTGGCCAGCACCGCCTCCTCCGGCGGCAAAAAGTAGGGCGCGCCCTACGACCCGTGATGCGCTGCGGCGCATCACTGATGGCTCCGCCAACGCGGAGCCATGAATGTCGTGTGCGGTCACGCACCCGCTGTCCCTTTTGGATATGAGACCCTTCTTTAAAAATCCTGAAAGCGTGAAAACACTGGAAGCAGAAGCCCGGCGCTGGATCGGTACGCCCTTTGTGCCGTTTCAAGGTGTGTGCCAAGGCGGTTGTGATTGCGTCCATCTGGTGCATCAACTGGCCACCGCCTGCGGCTTTCCCCACGAGTTGAAGCCGCCGCGCTACACGCTCGACGCTACCGCTCACCGGGAGGATTCGCAACTGCGGGAATACCTGGAGAGCATCCCCAATTGCATCCGGCTGGATGATGGCACGCGCCTCATGCCGGGCGACCTGGTGACGTTTATGATGGGCCGTGCCCCGCATCATCTCGGGATGCTGGTGACACCGCCTGTATTCATTCACTCAATACGCGGGCTGGGAACCACCTTCGGCCAGTTGAACGATCCGACCTATGCCCGGCGTCAGGATACCGTTTACCGCCTGATGGAGTCATGAGCTTTCTTTTCCGCAGCACGCAAGCGGTACCCGCGCCGGTCCAGAGCCTGACCAATGTCCAGGCTGAGCGCGTCGCCACCAACGAAGAGGCCCGTCCGCTCCCGTGGGCGGTGGGTACGGTGCGCCTGAGCCTGACGTGGATGACGCCCGCCATCAATCCGCAGGCCATCCCCATCACCACCACCTATCAAAGTGGCAAGAATAGCACGTCCACCGCCACCGTGGGATATACCTATCAGGCGGGACTGGCCGGGGCGATATGCAGCGGGCCGGTGGATACACTGCACGCGATCTACATCGACACGGTGAAGGTATGGGAAGGCCCCCTTACCGCTGTGGCCGGACAATTTGCGTTCATCACCCTGCCCAACTACGGACAGGCCCGTTTCTATTGGGGCAGTGACAGCCAGTTGTCCGATTCGCTGCTGGAGCCACTGGGGCATCCGGCTTACCGGGGGCAGTGCTATGTCGTTTTCGATCCCTTGATTTTTGGTCGTGATCGAACCAGTGCCCCGCAGGTCGAGTTCGTGGTGTCACGCCGCACGGTCATCCCCGGTTATGCCAACCCGGACCTTTCCGGGGATGTGTGCCCGATTCATGCCGCCATCGAACTGGCCACCCATCCGCGCTACGGCCTGGGCATCTACCTGTCCGACTTCGACGGAAGCGGCGAGGAAACATCCGCGAAACTCGTCGAAGCCGACATGGGGATTTCGCCGCTGATCAACAACGCCCAATCCCTTCCGCAGACCCTCGCGGAAATGCTGGGGTACTTCGACGGGTTCCTTTATCAGAAAAACGGCAAGTACCGTTTCGGCTCGGCCTCGCTGCCGGTGGATTTTACCGATGCCCCCGTCATCGACACCGCCGACCAGACCGACTTTCCTGAGATTGACAGCGACGCCTTCAGCCAGGTCAACAGCGAGACGCGGCTCGTCTATACCGACCGGGACCGCGAGTTCAAGGAATCGGTCGCCATCCACCATGATGCCGCCGCCCATGCGCTGAACGGGACGCAGGAGCCGGTCACGTTCCAGCGCCGCTGGATCACCCGGCAAAGCGTCGCCAACGCGCAGGTGGCCAAGGCGGGACGCCGGGCGGCGCTGCCCGAGGTCGGCGGCAAGATCATGGTCCATTACTCCAAGGGCATCGGCCTCAACCCCGGCGACCCGATCAAACTGCGTCCCTTCCCGCAGGCAAACTATCTGCTCAACTGCCGGGTGACGGGTATTGCCCACCGTCGAAGCGATGATGTTGAACTGGAGCTTCAGTTAGTGCTCGATGTGGCCAACCAGGTTTCCGGCGTCACGCCCGCCCCCTACACGCCGCCCGAACAGCCGACCTACGACGCCGACCCGATGCCCTTCGAGGCGGTGTTCGTTCTGCCCGCCGCCTTGTCTGGAGTCGCAGAACCCGAGGTGGCCCTGGCACATCTCGGAGTGCGGGCGCACAGCCTCATCACCGGCTACAACGTTTTCCATTCTGCCGATGACCTCAACTATGCCTTCCTCTCACAGGCGCGCTTCTTCGCCGTCACCGGCACGCTGACGGCCGATTTGCTCGAAGACGGGGTGGATGCCGTGGTTGACGCCCACGCCGTTGACCGGGCCACACTGGCCACGCAGACCCCGGAGCAGGCCGACGCCGACACCGTGCTCCTGTTTCTCGGCGATGAAATCCTGTCCGTCGAAGGCTACGTGGTGGGCGCGGACGGTACCGTGACCCTGACCAACCTGCGGCGCGGGCGCTTTGGCACGCTGACTGTGGATCACGAGGCGAGGGAGCGGGCGTTCCTTATCCGCCGTGAGCACCTGCATGTGCTGCGCAAGGACGCCTTCGTTCAGGACAGCACGCATTACTTTAAAAGCACCTCCTACACCATCGCCAAAGAGCAGGACATCTCTACTGCTCCCGCTCTGCAATTGGAGATCCCTGTGCCCGAGCCTGAAGAACCCGAGGAGTGAGTTGACAACAAGCGGTAGGCATGGACCCTATCATCACGGAAATGGCGGCGAGCGCCGTCGCAGGCGGACTCTTTCAGGGAGTTTCGGAAGTATTCAAGCTCGGACAGGGCTTCATCACCACGCTGCGAGACGTGGCGATTTCCAACAACGAACAGGCCCGCAAGAATGCGGAACTGAACAACGCGAACGCCAATGCCGCCGCCAAGCGCACCCAGCCCTGGCTCACCGCCACGCTGGCCATCATTGTGATCGTGGCGGCGTTCTTGCTGCCGTTTATCGCAGGTTGGATGAACATGCCCACCCAGATTGTCAGCGACGAGGAACCGTTCTCCATGTTGTGGGGCCTGATCACCTTCGGAGGCGGCAAGCTCGTCACACAGGCGCAGGGCTTTGTCCAGGGACCGGAGTTCTGGAGTACCGTCCGCATGGTCGCAGGCTTCGTCTTCGGCGTGAAGGCCGTCTCCACCGGAGCGCGACTGTTCTGATAGAGCCTGGACGCCTGCACGAACAGGCGACCGATTTGACAACAGGGCGGTGGCATGAATGTGCCACCGCTTTTTGATTTGCGTGATCCGGGCGCGATGACGCCGCAGGAACGTTTTTCCGAGATAACCACGATTCTCAGCCGTGGGCTGGGGCGGTATGTGGACGATCTTCACATCTGTTCGCACGACGTGCGCGAAGCAAATGGAGAATCTGCGAAAGTCGCTCTTATACAACTTGATAAAGACGCGCATCAGAGCGTGTGTCAGCGTGATGAAAACTACTAAATTGCCGATCTGGAAAGGAAAGCGACTCACCCCGCAGATGCGCGAGGAGGTCACATCACTGCCTGGGCTCACTGTGAATGAGTTGCGGGATAAATTCGGGGAAGTGCTCGGTTACGCGACCGGCTCACGCAACCGGCAGTTCCTCATCCGCAAATTGACCTGGGCCATTCAGGCGCGTGAGTGGGGAGACATTTCCCCGCAGGCTCGCGCTCGAGCGCACGAACTGGCCGACTTCCGCTTCCTGCGGGTGCGCATGCCGAAGGATGCGCAGATGGCGCTAGAGGAGGGCGAGGGCGGGACCGTTGTTCGGAAGGCTATCAAGCTCTCCCGCGACCCGCGCCTACCGATGCCCGGAGCCGTCATCACCAAGGAGCACGACGGCAAACGTATCGAGGTCCGGGTGCTGGAGAACGGTTTCGAATACAACAACCAACGTTACCGTTCGCTCTCGGCCATCGCCCGCGAGATCACAGGCACCAGTTGGAACGGTTTTATCTTCTTCTTTGGAACTGGAGGCAGCAAATGAACACCGAGAAAAAACAACTGCGCTGCGCGATCTATACGCGCAAGTCTGTCACCGAGGGCTTGGAGCAGGACTTCAATTCCCTCGACGCCCAGCGCGAATCCGGGGAGGCCTACATTGCCAGCCAGCGCCATGAGGGATGGGTCTGCCTGCCGGATCGTTATGACGACGGCGGCTTTACCGGCGCGAACATGGACCGTCCGGCCCTGAAACGTCTGATGGCCGATGTGGGGTCTGGAAAAGTCGATGTGGTCGTGGTCTATAAGGTGGACCGCCTTTCACGCAGCCTTCTCGACTTCGCCCGTATCATGGAAATTCTCGACCGCAGCAACGCGGCCTTCATCTCCGTGACGCAGGCATTCAACTCATCGACTTCGATGGGGCGGCTCACGCTGAACATTCTGTTGTCCTTCGCGCAGTTCGAGCGCGAAACGATTGCCGAGCGTACCCGCGACAAAATGGGCGCAGCCCGCCGCAAAGGCAAATGGGTGGGCGGCAAGCCCTTCCTCGGCTACGACATCGCTCCCGGCGGCGGGGCGCTGGTCGTCAACGAAGTGGAGTCCCTGCGGGTGCGGGAGATTTTCAAGCTCTATCTTTCGACACAATCCTTGCAGGCCACCGCCGAGGAACTGAATCGCCGGGGCATCACCCTGAAACAATGGGTGACGCAGAAGGGTATTCTCTACGGCGGTAGTTCGTTTACCAAATCATCGCTGCACGGGATGCTCACCAACGTGGCCTACATCGGCCAGGTCAACTACAAGGGCCATATAGCGGAAGCCGAATTTCCGGGGATCGTGGACAGGGAATTGTTCGAGAGCGTCCAGCGATGCCTGAAGGAAAACTGCCAGTGCGCCGGGGCGCGGGTGCGCAACAAGCACCACGCGCTCCTCGGCGGCATCCTGCGCTGCGGTCACTGCGACGCGCCCATGACCCATTCGCATACCTCGCGGCGCAAGAACAAGGTATACCGCTATTACGTGTGCAACCGGGCCAGCAAGGAAGGCTGGGACAAGTGCCCCTCCCCTTCCCTACCCGCATCTGAGGTGGAAAAGTTCGTGGTCGAGGAAATCGCCCGCATCGGTCAGGACGCCGACCTGCGCAAGCAGGTGATCGCCCAACATGAGATTAATCGCCAAAACGAGATAGCCGAGGCTGACAAGGCCCGTCGCAAACTGGAACGTCAATTGGACACTGTTGCTCGGGATCAACGCAAAGCATCCGGCGAAGGTAATATTGCCCTGCTGGCCGATTGCGAGCGTCAGCAACGCGACATTGAATTCCGTATCGAAGAACTCGATACGCGGCTGGAAAGCTTGCGGCAGGACGCCTTGAGCGCCGATGATCTCCACACCGCCATCGGGGCATTCTTCCCTGCTTGGGAGTCACTCACCTTGCAGGAACGCATCCGGTTGCTGAGGCTGCTCGTCCAACACGTGACCTACGATGGAGAGCTGGGCGAGATCGCCATCACCTTTCGTCCCAGCGGCATCAGGACATTGGAAACGAAGGCGCTGGCATGAGCGGTCCCACCATTACCCGCAAGGTCCACTTCGGGCAGGGCAGGCGCGGAGCCCGGACGCTCAAGCCGGGCGAGCCACCGCAGGCGCAACGCCTGCCCCCGCCCGTCCCCCGCGCAACCCGCCTGATGGCCTTCGCCATCGTCTTCGACGAATGGCTCGCAACTGGAAAAGTCCGCGACTATGCCGAACTGGCTGCGATCAGCGGCCTGGACCGTTCCGCCGTCACCCGTATCATGAACCTGCGTCTTCTTGCTCCCAGAGAACAGGAGCGGCGACTGCAAGAATGTCTTCACCCAATGCGGGTATGA